AGCTTTGTAGCGCACGAAACCCAGGAACTGCGACCAACCCGCATCGTGAACAGACTTCGCCAACATGCCGCCCGCGAGGCCAGAGATATTCAGATCTTCAACGCCGATCATGCCGTGGGTATCGACCAACGTGCGTGCGGCCTTGTGGTGGAAGTCCGCCCGCTGATTCCGCACATGGATGTGTGCGCGCTGGAGCAACTGGACCGCCTTGCGCCGCCGGTGGCTGCCTTTCTTCCGGCATGCGACTTTCCGCTGTGCTCGTCGCACACGCGCTTCAGCCTGTCGAGCGTGGCGCGGGTTCTTAATCGGCGTCCCGTCCGCCAACACCGCGAACGTTGTCAACCCCAGGTCGATCCCAGTCTCGGTATCGAGCTCTGGCAGCCGCACGGCGTCTACGACCACACTGAAGCAGGCGAACCACTTGCCAGCCTCACGTTTGACCGTGATGGTCTTCACGGTGCCTTTGAGCGGCCGGTGGAGCTTGACTTTGATGACACCGGCCCCTTGGAGGCGCAACCCGCCGCTGTCGAGCAAGCGGCAGCCATCACCATACGACGGGAAGGTGAGACTGTCGTAGCGCCGGGCCGAGCGCCAGCGCGGAAAGCCAGCGCGTTTCTCGCCACGCTTCACGCGGCCGTAGAACGCCTTGAACGTTTTGTCCAGGCGGCGCAATACATCCTGGCAACAGGAAAAGTTCGCCAGCGTCAGGTCGCCGTCTGCTCGGATCGCTTTCAATTGGTTGGCTTGGGTGTAGTAGTTGACGGACGTGCGACTCATCTTCCACGCGCCGATACGCTCTTCGAGGCCCGCGTTGTAGAGCACGCACGCGGCGCGGAGCTGCTCGGTCAGGAACGCGGCCTGCGGGCGCGTCGGATACAACCTGTACTTGAAGGTGAGCCGCATTCACTTGCCCTTCTGGGCTTCGATGTAATTGCGGACGACAGCCTCACTGACGGACCCGACCGTTCCGGCGTAGTAGCTGCGACTCCAGAGCGTCGGCAGGCGCGACTTGAGAAACGGAAACTCTTCGCGGAGCGCGTGCGAAGTGAAGCCCTTCAGCCCGTTGACGATCTCTGCGACACAGATCGTCGGCCCGGCTTCGACGAACACATGCACGTGATCGGGCATGACTTCCATCTGGTGAATCGTCACGTCGAGCGCCGCTGCCTTCTCGCGCAACAGGGCCTTCAACCGGCTGTCCACCGGACGAACCAGCACCTTCCGCCGGTACTTCGGGCACCACACGATGTGATATTTGAGGCTAAAGACGGCGCCCGCATTCGTTGCGTACCGTGGACTCATGAGTCGAGTATATATCAAGCAGGTATCTAATACAATCTCCTGACAGGCAACTAACGAAGTGCTCCGTCGCTTTCAGCGCCGGAAACCTTTTCCGCTGTCGCCTCAAGACGACAGTCCCCAAGGTTTAAGCGCCGATGGCTCGACTCACGAGATTCCACCATCGCCGTTCCCGCTGCCACCGTTCCGTCTCGCCAGCTCCTTCGCGTAGGCCATCGCCGGGTCATCTTCCACGTCGAGTACCTGCACTTCAACGACCTCGGCCTCTGGCGCTGACCGCAACGCCTCGGTGAGTTGCCGGATTCGGCCTTCGATGCGCTGGAGGTCTAGCGTATGCGTCACGACAGACTCTGCCCGTATCGGTCCGCCTCCGACCCCGACGTGCTGGTGCCGCTCCTGGTAGACCTCCGGCTTCGCACCCTTCAGCATGAAGATGGCTGCTGTGTCGGAGAACTCGCGGACCGTCCCGACCAGTCGGCCATTCTGATAGACCGGCTTCTCGAAGCCCTCCACACCGCGACGCCACATCTCGCCCTCGCACCGCTCGATGCCCATCTTCCAGGCGCGCTCGAACGCCGCCTGGAACTCTCGCTCGGTCTCTTTGTGTCTCCAGTGCCAGCCCGTCGCCGGCGTCACTCCGGCAGCACGGGCAGCGCGACCAAGCCTCGGATATTGGGCAATCGCTTCCAGGTAGAGACGCTGCTTGACGTCAGTGATTTCAGGGAAAGAACCAGACGTGTCGACCTCGTCGTCTGAGACCATGAGGCTCGCGCCGCGGAAGAATTCTGCTTTCCGCTCAGGCTTGGCGGCCTCGACGGGCTTTCCGATTTCCTTCGGTTTGTCCGTTGTTCCTCTTGCCATTACGTGTCTCCATCGATAGGAATAGAATCTGCAAACGTCATTCTCCTAGATACCGTGACGTAAACGTATTTTACCAACGACGGCGTAAAGCCCCCGCCTTGAGGCGTGGGGATATAAGCCGCCTCTTTGTGGTATCCTTGCCGCACCGGCTGGGACACAGCCGTCGGGCGTGAACGTAGACATCGTGGTCATGCATAGGGCCTGAGAAGCCCCTGTCTTTAGACATGGGGAGTTGTCACCCCTTCGGTTATAACGATCCCGCCAGTATCCAGCGGCGCGGAGACGCTCGTATCTTCCTCGGTCGTATCCCATGCGATATGCCTTCATCCACAACTCGGCCCGCGACAACCCTTGGATTTGGGCCTGGACGCGGGCACGCTGCTGCCGTCGGCGCGCAGCCACCATCGCAGGGACGTTGTTTTGCTTGAACGCACGCGTTCGGCACTGTATCGAGCAAGCGCGCTGCTCGCGATGACGCGGATGAAACCAATGACGGCAAGCGATACAACGACGGTCCTCAGACTGTCCACCATGTGAATAACAGAGCTGCGTCTTCTTGTTGAGCGTCCTGGTTCGTCGGCAGCGAGTTCCATCTACGCATATCGCTTGACATTGAAGTGGCCTCTGAGTGTCCATTTCTCCTCAGACTAGGGCTTCGTCACGCCAACACCCGCATCCAGGCTTACATCGCTTCTCGCAACACGTGCAGGCGTTCACGTTGTGCGACAATCCCTTCGTCCGCTCCCGTGACTTCTTCAGAATCGCGTCAAGGTCAACGTTCTCCTCTGGCCATTCCGTGACGACCTCTGCACGCAGCGCCGCCACCAGGTCCTTGTCCTGACCAGCCATCGCGCCTATCGGGTCGAATGTGAGGAGTACACGCCGCTCCTCCGCTGGCGACAGATCGACGTACGTCACCGGGAGTTCGGTCTCATCGTCTCGCGCCATCGCAGCCTTGACGCGCAAATGCCCGTCGAGCATCGTCTCGATACCACGCTCGCGGCCCCACTCCGGCGAGCTGCGCTTATTGACAAGCACCGACTGCACGAAGCCGACATCGTTCAGTACGCTAGAGAGCGCTCCCTCCTGCAGGAAACCGTGCGTGCGCCAGTTCTGTGGATGTGCCAGAAGCTGGCTCGCACGCTCGCGACCATGCCCGACGATGCGAATGCCCCATTGGATGCCACTCTTCTCTCTCATCAGGCCACCTCACCATCAGCCTTTCGCACGACGTACAGCTCAATGACCTTTGAGCGGGCACGCGCGGCGCCGACCTGCGACCGAAGCTGCCGCAGCGTCCGTGGGTTCAGCACCAGCCGTGTCTCCCCGACAACACGACGACACCGTCCGCACTCCCACGCCGCCGCCACGTGCCCGTCGCGGGTCCGCCGTCCGGGACGCATCATGCGCCCTGCACGTGGGTGAAGACCGAACTCGCAGCGATGGAACCATGACACGACGAGAGCCGCCGAGGCGGCCACAACGAGCAAGTTAAGCGTCATCTGTTTCCCTCCGTTCCGTTAGCTAACTAAACATCCTACTCCGCCAGATCTGAGAACTGCGCCAAGTGGTCGCGCCACGCCAGCCGCACGACGCCCGTCGGTCCCGCCCGATGCTTCGCCAGGATCGCCTCAGCGATGCCTCGATTTGCCTCTGTCGGCTTATACATCTCTCCTCGATAAAGCAACACGACGACATCGGCATCCTGCTCAAGGGCGCCCGACTCGCGAAGGTCAGACAGGTGCGGCCGCTTGTCCTGGCGCGCGTCTGGTGCGCGATTCAGTTGCGAGAGCGCCAGCACGGCCACGTGATACTCACGTGCGAGCCGTTTCAGCCCACGTGACACGACAGCGACCGCCTCATGACGGTCCATCTTCCCGTGCGTGGCTAGCAGCTGAAGATAGTCAACCACGACGCAACAGAGCGGTCTCGTACTTCCTAGACGCTGGCACCAGGCCGCGATCTCCATCAGCGTCAGTGCTGTGTCCTGTAGATAGAGTGGCGTGTCTGACAGCGCCTGCCAGGCGAGTGACATCTGCTGGAGGTCGGGCTCGGACAGCATGCGTGCCGAAGCCTTCGACGGCGAGATGCGCGAGCGCCAACCAACGGCTCGTGCCGCGAGCGACCGCTGCGTCTCCTCCAGTGAGAAGAAGACAGACGGCCCGGTCCGCTCGGCTACCTCTAGCGCCACCTGCAGTCCCCAACTCGTTTTCCCAGTCCCTGGGCGCCCGGCCACGATGGTCAGGGTCTCGATGTGTAGGCCACCGGACAGCAGCCGGTCAAGTTCGCTGAACCCGGTTGGCAGCACAGCACCAGTCGCTTGTGCCTCTAGCGTCGTCAGATACTCGCCGGCAGCGGCCCCAACGAGTCGGGCAGCCGAATCGCCTGTGTCTGAGAGCTTCAGTAAGTCCCCTACTGCTCGTTCTGCGAGCACGCCGCTCGTCTCGACCTCTCCATTGGCCTGGACCGTTAAGTCGCGCCCTAGGGTCGCCAGGCTGCGCAATCGGGCCTTCTCGCGCACCACATCGGCATAGGCCGGCGCATTGAGCGACCGTGGCACGCCGTCTAACAGCGCCGCCAGGTAGGCGACGCCGCCCGCCTCGTCCAGGTCACCAGTTTTCGATAGGTCGTCCTTGACGGTAATCGGGTCGATGACGGTGCCGCGGTCAACCAACCGCGCCATTGCCTCGAACGTCCTCCCGTGACCCAACCGAAAGAAATGCTCGGAGCGAAGACGCGAGGCGATCTCGGGCCATAACTCTGCCTGCATCATCAGCGCCCCAAGTACTGCCCGCTCCGCATCGAGGGCATGCGGCGAGACTTGCTCGGCGGCCTTCGTCATATAATTCCTGTCTGAGAACGGCGACAGTACTCAGCGAGGAGCAGTGCGTCCGCCGTCGCATGCGTTACCTTTAGTCCTGGGAACAGTTCCTGGGCGCGACGCTTCGTCACGTTTTTGTCTCCCCTCGTCCGGCACTGCATCGCCTGCTGCCACTTCTGGGGAGTCACTTCCTCAAACGGAATGCCTACAGCAATCAACGCCATGCGAAGGGTGCCATATCCCCGACCGAATGAGAAAGCAGACACCACGCCCATCTGGGGCGACGACCGTACAAACTCCAAACACGCGCGCGATCGGTAGTTGCCGACGAAGAGGACGTCGAGAAGGTCTAATTCGGTCGAAGGCATCTTGAACGTGAGAGGGACTGTGTCGTCTGACAGCATCGCGATTCCGCCGGCCTGTCCTGGGTCAATGCCGATGTAGCGCATGGCTCTCAAAACGGGACGTGGTCGTCTACATCGGCGACGCCCGTGCCCTTTTCGTCGCGTGACGTCTCGGCCCTGTTGCGCCCTCCGCCGAGCAGCACGACTCGGTCGCCCCTGACGGTAGTCGACCGGCGCGCGACGCCCTTCTTATCCGTGTACTTGTCCGTCTGAAGCCGGCCCTCGACGTAGACCTGCTTACCCTTCGTCAAGTACTCGGACAGTGCTTCCGCAGGCTTCCCCCAGAGGTCGATGTTGTGCCACTCGGTGCGCTCTTGCTTCTGACCGGTCTTGTCGTTCCAGACTTCGGTTGTGGCCAGGCTGAACTTGGCGACGGCCGTGCCGCTGGGCGTGTACCGCAACTCGGCGTCGCGTCCGAGGTTACCGACGACGGCGTAAAGCCCCCGCCTTGAGGCGTGGGGATATAAGCCGCCTCTTTGTGGTATCCTTGCCGCACCGGCTGGGACACAGCCGTCGGGCGTGAACGTAGACATCGTGGTCATGCGTAGGGCCTGAGAAGCCCCTGTCTTTAGACATGGGGAGTTGTCACCGACGAGGATGACTTTGTTGACGCTACCCATAGGTCAGTGTCTCTTTGTAGTCCATTTCGTCCTCCACCGTTGCCAGTGCGCGATCTCGGCCTCGATTACGTCGGCCTTTTGCTGGTCCTTCGTGGCACCTGCGGTGCGGTGCGGTTCGGCCGCGGTCCACCAAGTGTCATCATCGGTCACCCAGATAGGCATCACAGCCCCTTGATATACCGCAGTGACTTTGGCAGCACATGCTGACCATGGGCACTCCAGGGAAACTGCCGATCACGCAAGCTGTCCCATGGACCGCAGTTCGTTTTGTAGTAAATCTTCACACCGGCGTGCTTCGCGGCTGCGTGGAGGTCAACGATCCAATCCATCTGTGGCTGCCACGCTGGTGTTCGTTTGCTGGCACTCGCTCCACCGATGACAATCCACTGGAAGAGATCTAACCGCGAGAACGTGAGCGGCTGCAACAATGGTTCGACCGATAGCCATTTTGTCCCGCATTGGATTTTTGCAAACGCACGTTCAGCGCTATCGACGCGCGACTGTGCATCGACAGTCGTGCCCATCCACCAATTCGTAGGAAACTGAAAGTCGGCGGCTCGCTGTGGGAACTTCGTGAGCGTCAAAAAGTTCCACTCCGGATTGCGTCGCGCCATCTCAATAGTCGCCTCGATCCAGTCGACGGGCACCCATGACCCAAACAGATCCGACATCGAATTCGCAAAGATATTTTTGTAGGCTGGGTCCGTCCGAGCTTCAGATGGCACCGTTTCATTCTGTGGCGCAGAGAGTCGCGACGGGTGAAACGCGGGCTTGAATTTTTGTGGATACATCCGCTCGGCAATGTCGCGCGCATAGCAATAGGGACAATCGTGCAAACACCCGGTCACGGTATTCAGCGACCGACGCGCCCACTCGATCGCATCGCTGGGTTGATCGTTCATCGTCGCGCGACACTCGAAGCCGGCCTCGATAATCGCCGTGCGCTCCGTTGCCGGTAACCGTGTCCATTGGTCAATGAGATAGACCCGCTCAGCGGGTTTGAGGTCAGCGGCTTTCGATGTCAAGACGAGCGGGACGGCAGCGGCCTTGCGCTGTTCCGTCATGTGCCGCGCCTCCTCTTTGGCTGCCTTCATTTTCGCGGCTCGCTGGCGCTTGTCTTTGGTGAGGGCGATTTCCTTCTGACGACGGTCTGGCAAGGTCGCAATCGACCGAGCCGCACTGATCGCGATCTCGCCGCGTTCCACCGCTCGCACCAGATCAGGTGCCGCCGACGCGAGCACGACACGAGCGTCCAGTACGCTACTGCGTCCCACATGGAGCAGGGTCGCTGCCTCGTTGATTTCAAAGTCTGAATTCGGACTTTGATTTTTCACGTCGCGTGATTTCCGGTCTCCCCCATGGTTCAGGTTCGCAATCCGTCCTGCCACCAGTGCCCGCTGGCTCTCCGTTAGATGCCGACGCGCGTAATTCTTCGCAATGACATACCCGAGCGGATCGTCGCCCTGATACACCACGGTCTGTGGTGTGATTCCCAGCTCAAGACATGCGCGAAGTCGGTTTCGGCCGTCAACGACCTGCCCCTCATAGAGCACAATCGGCTCTTCGAGACCGCGGGTTTCGATACTCCGCATCAATTCTCGAAAATCTTCTGGCCCCATCTCTGGGAAGAGCCTCGCCAACGGATGAAGCTCAAGCATGGAGTGCTCCTCTCCGCTCAACCGACGCTAACAACGCGCGACCATCTTCTGAATCTGTGAGATACATATCAGGTAGCCCCCATTTGGCGCCAGCGATCGGTGGTAGCCCACGTAAATGCGTGCCAAATAATACACAGTGATCGCGCCCGTGGCCTGTCCGCGATCGAAACGGCCGACTCATGAGCCACTTTGTTTTTGGAATCGTTGAGAATATCTGTGCAAAGCTCCCAACCATCTGACCTGTTTCCCGAAACGCGGCACGGTCTGGATATTTGTCCCAAAATCCCCAGACTTGTTTAAAGGAGGAGATATGAGTGACTTCTCCGTCGCCTAAAGGCGAGCGGCTTCTCAAACCACGCATGAGGCACGTTCCTCTACGTTGGCGTTTGAAGGCTGATCTAGACGCGGCCAGATCCCGGATCTCAACCCGGCCGTCCGAGCCCTGAGGAGAACGATTTGCGCACTGACCTGATCGCGCGGCAACCTGACGGATTCCATCAAGAGGCACGTCCATACCATTGTCGTCCGCAATAATCACGCCGCGTGCCCGAGCTGGGGTCATGCTGCTTTCTTCTAAGCGCCTTGGAATCGTGGGAGCAAAAACGCGATTATCAGCTTTCACGATCGTACAGAGAATCAGCGGCTCGTTGTGAAACAAACTGGGTGCGCTAATAGAGCGCGCTGCCTTTTGTAGATCCGTGATGACCTGCTTGTTCTTATCCACCCACCAGAGTGACGATGGTTGACGAAGCTTCTGGAGTTTGGCACACATCGTTTGCGTAGTGCCTCTATAGCGATACTCACCAACCTGATTTACCGGGCGACCCGCATTTAAATCGAACACACAGTAGCGCCCATGAGGAGGTGCCACTTTCAATGTCCACCCGACACATATCGAGATGAGTGCTTCCTTGGCTCCCGTTGCGCCACTTTTCCCACAAGGGTCACTCGATCGAGAGCCCATTTCTTTTTTTCTCCATATAAGGATGAGGTAGACTGCTTCTCAGCCATGCGGGGGCCGCCTCCTACGGCGTCTGTCTGGTGAGCACCGGGAACCGCGTGACTGCGGTTCCCGAGTGCGTTCCAATTCTACCACCTACGCCCGTTGCTTCCTGGCGAAGAGCTTCAGCCGCCGATCCTGTTCCGCCGCAGGTCCAGGTCTTCATGATAGGTTATGGGATTGCGCAGCAAACAATGGAGCCTGTTCCTGTGCGTGTTCCTGGTGAGCTTGCAACACGTTTTGCACCGCTTGGGCGTAATACGTATCCTTGAGCTCTACTCCGATTCCCAGACGGCCGAGACGCACAGCGCCATACACTTCTGACCCAACCCCCATAAACGGAGTCAGCACGCGCTCGCCAGGGTTTGACCACAACGTAACGGCTCGCTCGATTACGTCGAGTTGTAGTGGGTGCACATGACGTTCATCGTCTTCTCCGCGTGCCGACTTGAACGGGAGCACCCGGTCGATCCGCACATCATCCCAAAACGCACTCGCGTATTGTCGCCAGATCCAATGAGAGTACCTGTTCTCGATTTGATTGCCTGCCCATCCCTTATAGGGCAGCACGTCGGCGGGTATTTGACGTTCGCCCGCATATTCTGTCAGTCCCGACGGATGACGCACAGGGACAGGATTCACGCCTGCGTTTCGGAAGACGAGAAGATAATCCGCGTTCGCGCAACTACACCGACTAGAATCCTCGACCAGCGACTTATGCGCGAGACTTTTCGTCATCAGTCGGTTCCTGACTCCGAGCGGCTCCTTCCAGACGTGGTACCGCGCGACGTAACTCCATCCGAGGTCAACATGGAGACGGATAATGTCGCCAGGAAAATCTCGTAAAGCATCAGTGCCTGTGTTCCCAGTCGGCACGTCCATGCAATGCACCGCCGCCATGCGACCCGGCATCGTCAGGCGTGCGAGTTCCGCGACAACGAACCGGTAATGTGCGAAGAACTCATCGTAGTCCAGACAATTGGATAGGTCTCGCTCACTCGAGCTATAGGTATAAAGCCAACCGAACGGCGGAGAATAAATTGACAGATGAACCGAGTCGGCGGGTAATCCGCACATCACCTCAACACAGTCACCATGATAGAGCGCATAGTCATCCGTCACGGTCTGAGCTACAACAGCCATGTCGGCACCTCCAACGGTTGATCGTCACGTGCGATCATTCGTGGTGTCGTGGATGTCATTTCCGACACCAGTTGCCGAAACATGACGTCTGCCGCTCTCGCCTTCCGAGACATATTCTCCCGCACGTGTGCCTCCCCCTCGGTGTAAATCACATCGACCGTGACCGGTCGTGTTTGGCCGAACCGCCAACAGCGGCGGATCGATTGATAAAATTGTTCATAACTGTGTGAGGCGAACGTCACTACGTGTGCGCAGTGTTGCCAATTGAGCCCCCAGGCGCCCATTTTCGGCTTCGTCACGAGCACCCGAATTGACCCGTCCGCAAATCCTAGATAGGCCGCTTCTTTCTGGTCGTCCGTATCTCCGCCGCGCACTTGGATAGCGCCAGGAATACGTTTCGCGAGCAAGTCAGATTCGGCGTTGAGGTGACACCACACCACAGCTGGATCCGTATGGTCGACCAGCGCAGCCACAAGGTCGCACCGTTCCTGAAGCGTCCGTCGACGTTCGTCCCGTTCTTCTCGGAGGCCCACTGCCGGCACTTCAAAGAGATAGCCGGACGGTGGCTTCGTTGGCGTAATGACGTGGTCACGTTCGATAAGCGCTTGTAGCTCAAATCCTGTATTAGGAAACCCGAGGTCGCTCGGCGTCTGGCACGCCCGCGCCCAAGATGCCACCCACCGCCAGAACGGTGTCACCGCATGCCCCTTGAGACGCCACTCGCGCCCAGTACCGCTTACGGCATGCCCAGACCGATTACGGTCGGAGGGTTTCTTGTTCCGTTGAATCGCCGGCGACGCCGTCCCCCGATCTGACTTAAAGAAGCGCGAGAGCATGTCCATCATGCCAAGCTCGCCAAGGGCCTCCGACGATGTCCCGAGTTCGGTGTAGTCGTTAGGAGCCGCTGTCGCCGTGCACAGTAATCGGTAAGGCACATGCGACAAGAACCGCGTCACCTGCTTTTGTGTGGCGCCCGTGAAATGCTTCAGAATACTCGACTCGTCACAGACCACCCCCGCAAACTGCGTGGAGTCGAAATAATGAAGCCGTTCGTAGTTCGTAACGATGATTGATGGGGCCGACGGATAGTCACCCGTGCGTGACCGATGCGCGACCATTCCGAACCGCGTGGCTTCTGTTGTGGTCTGCGCACCGACCGCGAGTGGTGTCACGAGAAGGACGTGTCGCCCTGTCTGCTCGACAATGTTCTGCGCCCACACGAGTTGCATGAGTGTCTTGCCTATTCCACAATCCGCGAAGATAGCCGCCCGCCCTCGACGAAGGGCCCAGTCCACAAGGAACGACTGGAAGTCGAACAGGTAGTCAGGTATCCATATCGGTGGAAAGCCATCGTCGATACCGCGGTGGGTCTTTGTTTCGAGAAACTCCGTGTAAGTGGCCATGAGATCCTTAGCCCCCACTTCTTCTAATAGCCTTGCACTCGCGCCCATCGCCCTCTAACTGCTCCACCAGCATGGCTTGGTCCTCGGCACTTGTCGCCCTGACAAGGACCCAATAGGATGGCTCAACATTTGCATCAGCACTAATAGCCGCCTTCAGCCACCCACGTGACCATGCGCCCCCCTCTCCATCTCCGACCGCCCGCGCGAGCCACTCACGCTGCTTCGCCGGCGATAGCGACGCCACAACCTGATGATGTGACCACGTCAGGTCAGATCGGCGGTTCTCTGGCAGCACGTGCTCAGCTACCCAGACGAAGTTCCTGATACTCTCGCGTGACCAGCCGAGGTCCGGGTCGATGACCTGCGCCGCCTCCTCGCCAAATGTATCTTCCATGTAGCGAATGGCATCGCCGATGGCGAACTGCAGCCCCTGCTGCACGACGCGCGCTCGACGCAGGAACCCCTCGCAGCGCTGTAACGACGGCTGTCCCTTGACCGTCAGCCCGGTTGCCGTCACCGTGAAGTGCTGGTCCCATTGCGTGACGAGACCAGTTGAAGCCGCGCCTGCCATCACGCCGACATCGGTTGCGCCAGTACATGCACCTCTGTCGCCCGGCGGCCTTTCGCGTGGTCCTCGTCCTCGTACTCGACCTCCATGCCGAGCTGCAGGTCGCAGAACTCGCATTCCTCGACGTGCATCGGTAAGAAGAACACGTCGCCGCCGCGAGCCTGCGGCCTGATAAACCCGTATCCCTCGCGTAGCCCTGTAATCTTGCCCCTCTTCATCTATCCCTCCAATTCGTCTATCCGTCCATCCGCTCGAAGAGCGTCAGCGCACGGACCCGCTGGTTCGTGCTCCGCTGCACCATGATTCGTCCGGCCGTCCGCCAGTCCGTGCGCCGATGCATTGGCCAAACCGTGTCCAGCCATGCCAGGTATCCGCCCGGTGCTGTGACGGTCGCGACCGCTGCGAGCACACGTCGCCGATCAACTGGTGTCGTCCCGTACTGTTTTGAGTCATCGGCCAAATAGGGCGGGTCCGCCACGACCAGGTCAAAGAGACAGCCGACGCCGACCAATGCCTGGATATCGTAGACGGAGCCGACGAGGTCGGCGCCGCTCCCCGGCCGGATGTCGCACGTCACGTAGTCGGGAGATTTTGGCAGCGAGCCACTGAAGACATGTAGCATCTTCTGTCGGTCCGGAAACAAGGCCAACAGCCGGTCGAGATAGCCCGGTGGGTAACTGCCGTAGAGCGGGCTGCGAGCGCGGTAGTCGTTCCCGAGTACCCAGACGCCATAAAGCACTGGCAGCCCGCGTTCCTCGCCTAACCACGGACAAGAGGATGGATAGCAAGAGACGGTCTCCCGATAACACTGAAGTCGATCAGCGAGCGTCAAATGCCACACTCCCCCGTATTTCGATATTCCAACCTTACGGCTGTCCAAATCCCACGCGCTGGTCGTCGAGGTGGTCCCAGTGCAGTATGATTTTGTTGTTGCCAGTAGAGTGACCGGCGCCCGTAATGTCACACGATGCCTTAGCGTTTGGTCCGTATCGGTCTGGTGGCAGGTCCATTTCCCATTCGCAGCACTCACCTATACCCGTCAGCGAAATTTCCAACTGCCTCGTCTGCCGCCAGAGAAACCTGCCATCATCTATGACATGAACATAGCCGGTGCCGAGCGTAAGCTTGGCCCGACTGAGAATGCGCCCCAGGAGCCAGATATCTCGACCGCTCGGTTGTTGCGGTTCGACGAAAACAGACTGCGGCACTTCCTTGAACGTAATGCCTCGCGTTGTCGTTACCAACGACGGCGTAAAGCCCCCGCCTTGAGGCGTGGGGATATAAGCCGCCTCTTTGTGGTATCCTTGCCGCACCGGCTGGGACACAGCCGTCGGGCGTGAACGTAGACATCGTGGTCATGCGTAGGGCCT